AATAATAGAAACAGTAATAGCTTTTATAAAGGAACTAATCGTAATATAGTTCCTGGTAAAGTTAAAAGAATTATATTAGATGGATCTACACAAGAAGCAGCAGAATGGGGAGGTTATGATGCTGTAGGGTTAATTTATTTTACTAAAATAAAACAAAAAAACGCAGCTAAAGAAAAAACCACTGATAATGAAAAAACAACAATACCTTTTTGGGATGGTGTAGCTAAACCTTTATTTCCTCATTTAAAATATTATCCTTTAATAAATGAAATAGTCCCTATCATAACTCTTACGGGTAAAGATTATCTTGAAAGCCCAAATGCAGACTGGGCAGAATGTCATTATTATTTTCCTCCTATAAATTTATGGAGTCATACCCACCATAATACTTTACCTGCTTTAGAAAACTATAACGAAGAAGATAAATTAAGTGAATTAAGAAAAAATGAAGATTATGCACAAGCAGGTTTATTAAGAAGAACAACAGATGGTGATTTAGACTATGAGGTTGCTTTAGGAGAATATTTTAATGAAAGATTAAATATAAAACCTCTAAGACCTTATGAGGGAGATCATATAATAGAAGGTAGATTTGGTAACTCAATTAGGTTTGGAGCTACTGCTAGAAGTAAATTGATTCCTATATCACAATCAAATAATTGGTCTGCTGGAGCTAAAGGAGATATAGGAGATCCTATTACTATAATAAGAAATGGTCAAGCAGAAGGATTAGACGAAATGGGTTGGGTACCTACAGTTGAAGATATAAATTTAGATGCATCTTCTATTTATTTAACTTCAAACCAAAAAATAGACAACTTAGTAGTATCAGCGCCTGATTGTTGGTATTCTTTTGGTACTAATGTAGAAATAAAACAGGATCCTAACCAAGAAGCAAAAAAGTTTTTAGATTCACCTATAGATTTCATGCAATCAGACGATGAAGCAGAAGCAGAAACAGAAACATCCACAGATGAATCAACATCAGAAAAATCATCAGGAATAGAAACACCATCAAATGATGATAGATGTCCACCAGGACAAGTATATGATGAAGAATTACAAGCATGTGTGATACCTGAAGTAACTGTTGAAGAAACATCAATCACAGAAAAAGACGCAGGATTAGTAGAGGAAAAAGACACTAATGAATATTATCAACTAGATTTTGAAGGACAAGAACCAGAAATTATACCAAGACCTCCCTTACCTAATAATTATAGAATAGCAACAGGGGGTTTTGATGAATGGGAAAACTGTTCAAATTGTAATTTTCATAATGGAAATAATCAATGTAGTAAATGGAGTGCTAAAGTAAGAGCTAAACATGAAAATCCTTGGGTATGTAATTCATGGGTACAAATTGAAGCTTCAAAACCTGTATATAAAAGTACTTCATCTGGACAATTATCTAAATTAAATGGGGGTGAATATAATCCTTATCAAATTATAACAAAATTATCTAATGGAGAAAAAACTTCTTTAATATATTTTCATCTAAATAAAAAAGGACCTAAAAAACAAATAGTAGTAAAAGCAGCTTTTAAGGGTGAAGTGTATTTTGGATCTTTTAGTTCAGGTACACTTGAAGAATTAGTAAATGAAGCTAAAAACGTAATAAAACAAATGTCAAGTAGAGAAGAATTTGATAAAGCTATAGAAATGGGGGGAGTAGGTCCTGGTAAATAAAAATAAAAATGGCAGAATTTAAAGGAGAAGTAGAAGAAAAACTAAACCCAAAAAATATATTAGATGAGTTTAGTAGAATTCAAGATGAAAACAATGTAAGACCTATATTAACACCTGTTTATCCTCAGGATTATCAAGGTAAACAAGTAATAATAAACGCTGATAGGTTAATTTTTAATGCTAGATTACAGTTTAGTGGACAAGAAGCACAAGGATCAGCTCAAACTTATGAAGGAGGAGATATACATATGTTTTCACATAATTTTCTTTCTTTAAGTACAAATGGTAGTATTCATTTAAATACTTTACACCCTGAAGGAGGAGAATTAGCAGATGAAAATAAAAATACTAAAAATTATATAATGATAAATGCTCCTAATATATTTTTAGGTATGGATTCAGCTGAAGGTAGACCAAAAAATTACCCTTCAGAACCTGCAGTATTAGGTTTAGAAAACCAAAGATATCAAATGAAATTATTAAATTTACTTCTAGATTTAGTACAAAAATTACAAACAGCTTACATTCATATTGGAGATAGAGGAGATACTACTTCTCCTGTAGGTTCAGCATTTGATACTTTAGTTGCGGATTGGGATGGAGAAGGAAAACCTGAACCTGATAGTATAGGTGAATTAAGAGCTATGTTAAAACAAATTAAAAGTGAACACGTATTTATAAAAAAATAAAATGAGCAATCTTTTTCAAGGACAATCAGAAATAACACAACAAATTAGGGAAAAAATGAATTCGGTAATGAATAACATGCCTGGAGGACAAATCCCTGAAAATATATCTTTAGCTAAATTAAAAGGAATAGCCCCTAATATAAACACAATAAAAACAACTTTATCACCTGACACAGGAGTCCCAGAAAGATACCTAGCAGAATTTAATCCTTTAAATGATTTAGTTAAAACTATACCAATTCCTACTCCTAAATTAAAAACAATAGATTTTACTCCAAAAGAGCCAAAAATTGAAGACGAAATAGATGAAGCAAAATTATTAGAAGAAGGAGTACCTGAAAAAAAGATAGCAGAATTAAAAAGAAAAAGAGAAGCTAGACAAAAAGCAAATGAAGTAAAAACAGAAATTTCAAATAAAATTCAATCTTCTGTAGTAGGTCAAACAAACAAATTAATAGGAGGGGTTCAAGATATGGCACAAAGTGCTATCAGTGGAGCAGTAACTTCTGCCATAGGTAGTATCAATAGTCCTATTATACAAAAAATAGCAGCTTATAAATATTTTAAAGCTCAATTAGGAACTGTAGATGAAAGAGTAGCAAACATACAAGAACAAATAGATAAAATAAAAGAAGAAGCTAAAGAAGTATTAAAAAAACAAACAGAATCTATAGAACAAAAAGGTGAAATAGAAAAAGAAGAAAAAAAACAAGAATCAGAAACTAAACAAGTAGAATCAAAAGCAGATGCTATGGTTCCTACAAGTCCTGGCCATCCAGGTCCTGGTAATAAAGCAGATAGTAAAACAACAAGAAAAGCAAAAGAATTAAGAGAGAAAGTAGAAGGTTTTAAAGCAAACGCAGAACAAACCTTTAAAAATATAGGAACATTTCTTAATGATATATTAGGAAGTCTTGGAAATTTACTTTCAATTATTTTAAAGGTTATAGGAGCCATATTATCAGTAATTGCTTTTATTATGTTTATAAAACAATTATTAGAATTATTAATGTTATTATTATTTAAAAAAAGTAATAAAACATCAGGAAATAATGAAAATTCAAGAGCAAATTCACCAGAAGAATTTTTAAATGAAATAGGATATCCTGGATTGACAAATGAAAATTTTTCAAATTTATCAACTCCTTTATCTCCTACACTTTTTAACACAACAAACACAAACTTTACAAACGCAGATTTATTTAATCCTATAATGTTTGGTTCATCTCAAATTGGAGATCCCTTAACACAAGGAGACTTAGACATAGATTCGGGAAAAGATTTTAATAATCATCCCTTATTAGGAAATTTAGAAGGTATACACCCCCAACTTACAAATCAATTATATAATAATGGAACCTTACCCTTATTAGGAGAAGAACCATTAGATGTAAACCAATATTCAGAAGATTTAGATAAATTATATGATGATATATTAAATGAGTTTGTAGAAACACAACAAATTGAATATATTGAAAAACTATATAATTTAGATTTTGAAATGATAGGATATAAGCGTTATAGAGCTTAAAATTTTTATATTTATTAATAAACAACAATTAAAACATGAAAGCAAAAACTTTTGAAAATCTAATTAGAAAAGTAGTTAGAGAAGAAATCGATTATGCGTTACGTAGAGAAATTAAAACACTTAAAGAAGACTTACGTGATGGACTAAAACCAACAATCACAGAGCACAAAGAAAAAACGGTTGAAGTTCCTGAAGCAGCAAAAAATTCTTTAAGAGAAAAAATAATGGGTAATGCGCCTTTAAAATCAAAACCCTTTAAGCCCCAAAATTTTACATCTAATAGTGCATTAAATGACTTATTAAATGAAACAGCACAGGGAAGTACAAACTTAGAATCAGGAAATGCACCTGTAAGCTTAGCACAACCTTTTGCAACAGGAGCCCCATTACCAATGGATACAAGAGAAATGCCCACAGAAGTAGCAAGCGCAGTTACAAGAGATTATAGTGGTTTAATGAAAGCAATAAATAAGAAAAAAGGAAAATAATAAATGGCTGATGTAAGAAAATACATACGAATTAACCCAACAGTAAAAAGAAATAAAGCTTTAGGGGTTATATTTCCTTTTGATGGTGAGGCTGTTTTTAATTCTTCTTTTACAACTAAAGAACAAGTAAAAAGTAACCTACTAAATGTATTACTTACAGAACCGGGAGAAAGAATATTTAAACCTAATTTTGGGGTAGGATTAAGAAGTTATTTATTTGAAAATTCAAATGATTTATCTTTTTTAGAAGAAAGAATAAACAACCAAATAAATCAAAATATAGCAGGTATAGAATTAGTAAATGTTAATCTTATTAAAGAACCAGATAGCCATGAAATAAAAATAGCAATATCATACAGAGTATTAGCTAATCAAGAACCAGATACTATACAAATTAATTTTTCACAAGATAATAACACTAACACAGGAACTTCATCCCCAAGTGTGGGGGTTTCTTCAGGAGAAGCCTCTTCAGGAGTCTCTTTAGGAGGCGGTGGATATTAAAATAAAAAAACATGGCTTACAATAAAATTTCAAATAAAACCCCTATAAAGGATATTAAGTATTTAAACAAAGATTTTAACTCTTTTAGATCTAATTTAGTAGAATTTACAAAAACATATTATCCAGGTACATTTAATGATTTCACAGAAGGATCTCCAGGATTAATGTTTATGGAAATGGCAGCTTATGTAGGGGATGTTTTATCATACTACACTGATACTCAATTACAAGAAATATTTTTAGACACAGCTCAAGAAAGAACAAATTTATTTCATTTAGCTTATACCTTAGGATATAAACCTAAAGTAACTTCAGTAGCTACAACAAATTTAGACATATTTCAATTAGTACCTGCCCAAACTATAGGAAACTATAAACCTGACTTTAATTATGCTTTAACTATAAATCAACCATCATCTTTTACATCTACTAATAACATTAATTTTTTACTTCAAAATCCAGTAGTTTTTGATTTTTCATCATCTTTTGACCCTACAGAAATAACAATATATTCTGTTGATTCTTTTAATAATCCAGAATATTATTTGTTAAAAAAATCAACTCCTGTAATTTCAGCAGAAAGAGTTAGTAAAGATTTTCAAATAGGAAATATTGAAAGATTTTTAACATTAGATTTAATAGATGAAGAAATAATAAACATAGAATCCATTATAGATTCGGACGGAAATGAATATATAGAAGTTCCTTATTTAGCTCAAGACACAGTTTTTGAAGATATAGCTAATGTTCAAGGAAATACTACAACTTTATATGAAAATTATTTAGAAACTCCTTATTTATTAAAAATAAAAAGAGTACCAAGAAGATTTGTAAGTAGATTTACAGCAGATAATATATTAGAAATTCAATTTGGAGCAGGAGATTCAAG